TACCAGTTACGCCTTCCATAATCATTTTGATTGTGTCTTTCATTTAGTTTCCCCCTTTAATGAATAAAAATCGGAGTTTTTCCGACTTCGTATAATAACTATAAGTCAAAAACAAAAAAATCATTTGATATATAAATATATATCCCTATTTTTTCAATATCGTATATTTATTGTTAGGTAAAAACTATGGCAAAAGATTACGAAATATTCGAGGGAAAAACCCTATCAGATGTATTCAAAGACATTTATGATAATTCCAAAACCAATAAAACACAATTAGAAGTATTGATGAAAGAGGTAGTAGGATTTATTAAGGACGGAGATACAGCCGTTCAGATTATTCCTATGTTGAAAGAATACTTAGAAATCAATGTAAAGAACGATGAACAACTTGTTAAGTTAGCAACAATCGTTCAAAGAATTACAGCCGCAGAAAAAAGAGTATCAGATTCAGGAGATGAGTTCGGTTTAACAGAAGCAGAAAAAAACCAACTTATGGATGCAATAGAATCAGATGTTCAGGAGTTACAAATCAAGAAGGACGAAATAGAAAGTTCTATAAGTAAGGAAAATTAATGTCATTACATTTTGAACCAATTGAAGTTAAAGATGTTTTAACTGATGTGGACGAACCAGTTATTGGTGCTATAATAGGTAGAAATATTATCGACCAACAAGGAAGTCCAGAAAATCAATTAGCAACATATCATCCACTTGATACAAATTTAACACAACTTCCAATTATAGGTGAAATTGTTATGGGTGTTGAACTTGCAGGTAAGTATTTTTATATGTCAAAATTTAACATACAGAACTCACCAATAGGAAATGTTAGACAAAACATAAGTTCTTTTGAAACCATAGATGAAGAATATTATCCTGGAAAATATTTTTCTGGAACTGAACAGGCTAATAAAAAATTAGTATGTCGTGAAGGTGATACAATTATACAAGGTAGATTTGGAAACTCAATTCGATTAGGTAGTAATCAATATAAAAATTTTGGTCAAGAAAAGGCTGAGTATATGGATTCACCTAATGTGAAAATTGTATCAGGAAGATTAAATACTGGAACTGGTAAATTTGTTTATGATGAAAGTCTTGATAAAGAAATCAATTCTATTTACTTAACAACAAAAGAAAATATAGAATTTAATTTTAATAATAAATTAATTCAAAGTCTTGATGAACCACAGATGACATTACAATCAGATAAAATTGTTCTTCACGGTAGAGAAAAGTTTAATGTTTATACAAAGGAAATAAATTTAGGTGGAGAAAATACACAACCAGTAGTATTGGGTAATGAATTAAAAACAATACTTGATAATATTTTAGCATCATTGTCAAGTATAGTTAGTTCATATGCTGCTGCAAATCCTTTTGCATCAACCGGACTTACGGCAGAAGTAAATAGTATAAAACAACAAGTAAATAATATTTTAAGTAAAAAAGTAAATACCGAATAGGAGTAGAAATGAAAAAAGATGAATTAATAAAAATAATCGAATTAGTTGTCCGTAAAGAAGTTAAAAAACAGATGACCGAGATATTTATTAATGACAAAGAAGAAATCAAATTAGCAGAAGTGGTTTCTAAACCCAAGTCTAAAGTCAAACAAAAACCAAAAAAGCAATACTCAAAAGACAAAACTTTAAATGAAGTATTGAACAATACCAGACCATTAGGTTCGACAGGACAATCTGACGAGTATCCAAGTTTGGGGGGTGGAGTGTTAGGTAGTGATAATATGGCTGATGTATTGGGGTATGGTGATTTAGGTAAAGGACAAAACAAAGAAAGAGCACGAGAAATGGCAGCAGTCGATACAATTAAAAAACAAGGTGTTTCAGTTGACGCAGTTCCAGAGGATGTTCAAAACGCATTAACTCGTGATTATTCCGGTTTGATGAAAGCAATAAATAAAAAGAAAAAAGGTGATACAGGATATAGACCATAATGCCAAATGTTAGAGAAATAGATAGAGACGACGACATTTATGTTGGTATAAGATTTCCATTAGACCATAGTCCGGAGGGTTTTTTTTATAAAACAAAAACTATCAGGGAACAAGTAAAGTCTAATATTAGAAATTTGTTATTAACAGAAAAGGGTGAAAGAGTATTTCAACCAAACTTTGGCTCTAATTTAAAAAGTTTGTTGTTTGAACAAATAACACCATCAAGTTTAAATGAATTAGATAGTGATATTAGACAATCAGTTTCAACTTGGTTACCTTATGTAAATATAAATGATTTATTAATAGTTCAAAGTAAAACAAATGAAAATCAAGTAATGATAACATTAGAGTTTTCTACAACATTAGAACCTAATACACTTGATACAATTTCATTTAATTTTGATGTAGGAGTATAAAATGGCAGTTGATTATAATATAAATAAAAAAGTAGTAAAGAAAGATGTAAGTTATCTTGGTAGAGACTTTTCTTCTATCAGACAAAATCTAATCGAGTTTGCAAAAACTTATTTTCCAGGTCAATATAATGACTTCAATGAATCATCACCAGGTATGATGTTTGTTGAAATGGCTGCTTATGTTGGAGATGTATTGAATTACTATGTTGATAATCAGTTTAGAGAAACCTTATTGAACTATGCAGAAGAAAAGAAAAATGTTTATAATATTGCACAATCTTATGGTTATAAACCAAAGACAGCAGTTCCTTCTACGGTAGAAATAGAAGTATCACAAAGAGTTCCAGCAAAATCCGATGGTAGTGGTGGAACAGAACCAGACTTAGATTACGCAGGTGTAATAGAAAGAAACGGAAGTTTGACATCTGATACTGGTGTAGACTTTACATTATTGGACCAAGTTGATTTTAGAGTATCAAGTTCATTGGACCCATTGGAAGTCGAAATAATCCAACCTTCGTCAGGAACAACTGCAGAAAATTATTTATTGACAAAGAAAGTAATTGCAAAATCTGGAGAAACTATCGAAGAAAATATAACCTTTTCTACTGGTAAAAAGTTTGATACCATTACACTAAACAAAACCGGAGTATCTGAAATAATTTCTTGTGTAGATTCTGATGGTAATAGTTGGTATGAAGTTCCATTTTTAGCACAGGACACAGTATTTCAAACAACAGAAAACACAGAATTAAATGACCCACAACTCACTCAATATCAAAATGACACACCATATATGTTGAGACTGGTTAAATCGTCAAAAAGATTCGTAACAAGAATCAATGATGATGATACAACTGAATTAAGATTTGGAGCAGGTGTAAGTGATAATCCAGATGAAGTAATAATTCCAAATCCAGATAATGTTGGTTCAGCATTAGGATTTGGTGTTTCTAAATTAGATGAGTCATTTGACCCAAGTAATTTTATGAAAACAAAAACTTATGGATTGGCACCAGCCAACACAACACTAACCATTACTTATCGTTATGGTGGAGCAGTAGAACACAATGTAAGAGCAAATTCTATTACACAAGCAAAAAATATTAACTTTTCTATTGATAGTGGGAATTTAGTTTCCGATTTAGTTTCAGACGCAGAACAAAGTTTATCTTTTAATAATCCATTACCTGCGACAGGTGGAGCATCAAAAGAAACACTAACAGAAATTAAACAAAACGCATTAGCATTTCTAAATACACAAAATCGTGCAGTAACAAGACAAGACTACATAACAAGAGTTTATTCATTACCACAAAAATATGGAAACATAGCAAAAGCATTTATCGTTCAAGATGAACAATATGAAACAAGTGATGATGGTGAAATTACCACAATACCAAATCCATTTGCTATGAATATGTTTTTACTTGGGTATGATGAAAGTAGAAAATTAACAACTTTAAATGAAGCAGTAAAACAAAATTTAAAATTATACTTATCACAATACAGAATATTAACTGACGCAATTAATTTAAAGAACGCATACATAGTTAATGTCGGTGTTAAGTTTGCTATTATTACACAAAGAGGATATAACAAAAGTGAAGTATTGTTTAATTGTGTTCAAGCAGTTAAAAATCACTTTGATATATCCAAGTGGCAAATTAATCAACCAATTGTATTGAGTGATATAGCATATCAAATATCATTAGTTGATGGTGTAGCAAGTGTAGTTCCACCGATAGATAATAACCCTAACAAAGAATTAATTTTAATCGAAAACAAAGCAACAACTACTTCCGGATATAGTGGTAATGTTTATGATATTGAACAAGCGACCAAAAAAGGAGTTGTATATCCATCATTAGACCCAAGTATTTTTGAGGTCAAATACCCTAATCAAGATATATTAGGTAAAGTAGTAGGAGACATTTAATGCATTATTTTATATTTGGAGATAAAGACGCAACCATATATTCTGGTGGAACAACTTCATCAAGAAATACGGGGGCAGATGAAATACTTGAAATAAACAAGTCGGTTTCACAAAATGGAAGTGTTCAAAATGTTTCAAGAGTATTAATACAATTTGATTATACTGAGATATCATCATCAGTTCAAAGTGGAAAGATTCCATCAACCGCAAAATATTATATAAATTTATATGATGCTGGTTCAGAAGAATTGTCAAGAACTCAAAACTTATTCGTATATATGGTTAGTGGTAGTGAGTGGACTGAAGGTGATGGTAAACTTGACGACGACCCAGTTACAACTAATGGGGTAAGTTATCAATACCGAAATCAAGATGAAACAACACCTTGGGTAACAAGTTCAGTATTGACTGACGGAGGTTCTTGGTTTACAGGTAGTCTTCATAGTAGTCAATATGAAGTTAGTTCATCAGTGACACTTACCAAGGCAACACGAGATGTTAGACTTGATGTTACAGACTTAGTTAACAATCATATATACTCATCATCAGTTTATCCTAATAGGGGTTTTATATTAAAAAGACAATCAATCACACCAACAGATAGAACATTTAAATTTAACTCAGGTAGTGATTCAACAAATGATGAAAGTGACTCAACAAGACTTGGAAACTTAAAATTCTTTTCAACAGAAACACACACAATCTATCCGCCTAAATTAGAAGTTATGTGGGATGATAGTTCTTGGTCAACAGGAAGTTTATCACCATTAGTAACAACTGATTTAGAAAGGTTAAAAGTTTATTTTAAAAATCTTAAAGAAGAATACAAAGAAGATTCAGTTGTCAAACTTAGAGTGGTTGGTAGAGAATTATATCCTACTACAACCTTTGCAACAACACCAGCAGAGTTAGATGTAAAGTATTTACCAAGTGCATCGGCGTTCTATTCAGTTCGTGATGCTGACACTGAGGAAGTAATTATACCATTTGGAACAGGTTCAAAAATTAGTAGTGATTCATCAGGTAATTATTTTAACTTAATGATGAATGGATTACAAGCAGAAAGAAACTATCGTTTTTGTATTAAAGTAATTAGTGGTAGTGGAACTACTGATGAACAAATAAATTATTATGACGACGACTATGAATTTAGAGTAGTGAGGTAAAAAGATGCCGTATAAATCAACAGACGCAGCAATAGAAAGTTCACCTTACTATGGTCAGTATCGTCAAAGAGAATTAGAAAAAAAAAGATTAGAAATACTAAAAAACAGAACTAACTATTTAAAAAATCCTAAATTTGCAGAAACTCTTACAAGAGATGAAAATGGGGTTCTATTATCTTTTGAAGACCCATTAGCATTCGGAAAAGCAGACGAAGAGTTGTATGAACTGGTAACACTGGAATTAAAGCAAAGATTTTTTAAAGACAAATTCATAGAAAAAATTAACACTAAATTTACATTCTTTTAAATATGGCTACATACGGATTAACTAAAACTCAAAGAAAAAATTATTACTCATTAGCAACTACACCAGTTCCAAGTAGTGTAATAGATTTCGTGCAACTATTTGTATATAATCTAAATACAAATCAACTTTTAAAAAACACTACAATTCCTATATCAGAACTATTAAATGATTCTTATGAAGAAGAACCAGGTGTCTTAAAATTAAACATTGGTCAACATTTAAGAAATTTAGGTTATAGTTTTATTAATTGTAGAGTAGAGTATAAATTTTTCAAAAGAGTTGCAGGAAACTTACAACAATTTTATTTATATGAAATTTCTACAAATGAATTGTATTCACAAGAGTTACCATTTGGTACCAAAGAAATAAACGGAGAGTTAAGATATTTTGTTGCTGATGAAGATGGTGAATTAGATTTAGATAGAGAGTTACAATTTGTAAAATCAGGATACAATATCAATGATATCAGTCCGGACAGAACAGAATTAATTATCGGAACCAATGAACAATTACCTTACCAAATTGAAAGTGCATTAAACTTTCAACTTGATACGATAGATAGAGCAATAG